AGCTCTTTCTTGTGTGTCGTGGATTGGTTGAGGTCACAATACTGCTTCATCTCAAATAAGTACTTTAAATCCGTCGGTGATAGCGTGTATTTTAAGGCCGTGCCGACGACCATTAACTACAAGCGCCGCCCAACATTGGACAGCATATTCGAAGTGCACGTTAACCACAATAGGGAAGTCCAACGACTTAAAAATTTCCTTGAGGAAGGTTTAGGGTTTATTAACGAGAATGAAGGGTCGAGTGGGTCAGCCTCAGTCGGAGAGGAGGACAATTTTGAAGAAGCTGAGACCGATAAGATGGATGACCGCGAGTCCGAAGGCACTTCGAGTACGCGAGCTAATTTCGTGAACGACGTGGCTGAAGGGTTGAAGATCGAGCGCGCTCAAAGGTCTGGTCACGACGTAAGCCTAGAGCTTAAGGCGGATCGCATCTGCAAGTACGGCTACGACAAGTTTGAGAGGGACTTTAGTAGAAAGAAAACTTTGGTATCAAAATTTTTGAACTTAGTCAACACTGAGAATGCCTTTCCCGAACCCATGATCATAGAGGCTCACGACCTAGCGTCGAACTCTGTTCGGGAATTTTACTACCTGCAGGAGCTAACTTTGTTTGAGATCTTTAACAAGTTAAACCGATATTTTTCAGAGTTAGAGGTCGTTGAATTCGACAGAAAAATTTGCCGCGCTGGTGACGACGCGCGACTCCTAGTTTACCGAGAAAGCGATGCTAGTCTGTACGGTAAAGATGGTCGACGTCCTCTAAAGGACATGGAAGAGTACGAATTCGTTTTTCGGACTGGAGGTTTACTTCCGAATGATAAGGAATTCTCAGGAAACAAGTTGTTCCATGCCAACACTAAGTTCATCGCAGCTAACAGCTTTCTTCGTAGTAACAGTTCATACCGAAACTTCATATTCGAGAATGATTCTTGCCGCATTAGACTTTACGAAGCTCCTCCAGGAGGTGGAAAAACTCATACCCTGATTGCTTCGTTTGTGAAGATGCACAAGAAAAATAGGATTCTAGTACTTACGGCCAATAAATCGTCTCAAGTTGAAATCCTGAAGAAAATTAATGACAGCCTCAAACGTGAACACGAAACGAAAACGAAACTACTTAAGTTTGCTTCCAAGGCGGAGAGAGAGAATTACCCCTCGGCAGACTCGAACGTTTACACAATCGACTCTTATCTGATGAATCACCTCGGGACGAAATGCGATGTGCTGTTCGTGGATGAGTGTTTTATGGTGCATGCCGGGGCTGTCACAGCAGTATCCAATACACTGGTGCCAAGAAGTGTGTTCTTTGTCGGGGACAGTCGGCAGATACATCACATCGAGAGGAATGAATATGATGTAGCCAGCTTTTCCGACCTAGACCGTCTGGTTGCTGCCAAGGATAGGATTTACGGGCAAGTTTCTTACAGGTGCCCTTGGGACGTTTGCGGTTGGTTGTCTAAACACTACCCTAATACAGTGGCCACGACTAACGTTGAAAGCGAGGGTAAGAGTTCCTTAACGATAACGGAAATCAATTCAGTTGACGATGTTGTCGCTTCGAAGAGAAACACATACCTTACCTTTCTACAATCTGAGAAAAAGGAACTTGAAAAACACTTAGCCAAGAAAGGAGTCAAGGCCACAGTGAAAACTGTTCACGAAGCGCAAGGGGACACCTATAGAGACGTTGTCCTGGTTCGTACGAAATTTCAGGAGGACGCCCCTTTTTCGAGTTTTAACCACATCAATGTCGCCATCACTCGTCACACGGAATCTCTCACCTATGCAGTGTTGGCCGCTAGGAGAAACGATAACATTGCGGCGGCGATTTGCGAGGCAAACGAATTGGTTGACAAGTTTCGACTCACCCCTCACTCGTTTGGAGGTAGCGTTCTCAACATTGACGTTGAACCAGTATATACCGATAACTCAAGGTGCAAAGCTTCTTCCGCTCCCATAAATAGTATAAATGATTTCTTGGAAGATGTTGTACCTGGAAGCACCTCTTTGAATTTTGGAGACACCTCTGCAGAAATGGAGTCACAACCTTTTGAGTCTGGTGCTAATAACGTTACCGTTAGGGACTCCGCAAAGCCTGGTTCTGGTACGGACCACGATGAACAGCGCGTTTAGCGTAGTTAGGTCGCAGGCCATCCCTAAAAGGAGGCCTTCTCTTCAAGAGAACCTTTTGTCGTACGAAGCGAGAAATTACAACTTCATAACTTGTGAAAGATTCTCAGGCCCTCATGAGTACGGTAGAGCCATGGCGGCTAATGTTCTAAAGAGGTGTTTTGACTTGGATAAAGTTGCCGCTATCCGATCCGACATCATTGCTATTACAGGGAGAGGATTCAGGGAGTGGTTGTCTAAACGGTCACCTAGCCAGAAAAAGAGTCTAGCTTCAGACCTAGAAACTCCTTTGAACTTGGAAGAAGAAATAGTTCGGTTCAAGTTAATGGTCAAGAGGGATGCTAAGGTGAAGCTTGACGCTTCCTGTTTAGTTAAGCATCCTCCGGCCCAAACCATCATGTTTCACAGAAAAGCGATAAACGCCATATATTCTCAGTGTTTCGATGAGTTTAAAAACAGGGTACTAAGCTGTCTAAGCCCCAATATAATTTTCTTCACTGAGATGACGAACCAAAAATTCGCGGATATAGCTAGTAACCTACTTGGTTTCGAGAACGTTTTTAACATTGGTGAGATTGACTTCTCCAAGTACGACAAGTCGCAAGATGCCTTCATAAAGTCCTTTGATGAAGCACTCTACGAAGAGTTCGGTTTCGGTTTCGATCCTGAATTACTGAGCGTTTGGATGGAGGGTGAGTACCGCAGCGAACGTAACACCATGGACGGGCAAGTGGGTTTCACTGTTGATTGTCAAAGAAAATCTGGTGCTTCCAACACTTGGATTGGTAACTCTGTTGTAACATTAGGGATCTTAGCTATGTACTATGACGTCTCTAAATTTCAGGCTTTGTTCGTGTCCGGTGATGACTCGCTTATCTTCTCAGCTGATGAGATAGCTAATTACGCTGAGGACATTTGTTTGGAGCTGGGATTTGAGACGAAGTTCTTAACCCCTAGTGTTCCGTACTTTTGTTCGAAGTTTTTAGTGTTTACCGGTGACAAGTGCGTCTTTGTACCCGACCCTTACAAACTTTTGGTCAAACTAGGCGCTTCGGGGAGGAGGTTAAGTGATGAGGAATTGTTTGAGGTTTTTGTCTCTTTTAGAGACCTCACGAAGGAATTCGGGGACGAAAGAGTGTTGAATACTTTGTCGGAACTAGTTCACCTAAAGTACGAATTCGAGTGGGGTAACACAAAACTTGCACTGAGTACGATTCACTGCTTGAGATCGAATTTTCTCTCTTTTTCTAAATTGTTTGTAAAACGAACGGGGTGGAAGGTCGTTTATGGAAAGGCGAAGTACATTCTAAAGAAGTTTTTGGGTTATAATATCGAGCCTATCACTACCACATTTGGCGACGCCTGGTTTGTGTACAAGGAGTAGCCAGCTCATGGCTCTGTACAAGTACTCGGCTCTCGCTTTAATCGTTGACCCTGATAGAAGGACGTACTCCTTTAGTTTCAACTTGCGCGCTATCTTCTCGGCGTGCGACGCCAGGGTGTTTCAGGGCGTTTCTGTTTGTGGTTCCGTTCTAGCATCGACTCTTCCGACCTTGACGAGTTCCGTTTTTGAAGTCCAATCTAACGGAGAATTTCTCAGTTTAAAGAGGTACCGGATGAATGACGAACGTCGTCGAATCACCACAGGTGCCGAGATGACCATTCCTCATTCAGACGCAAAAATTTTTCACGTACAAGTTAAGAAACAAATCGACGGCAATACTGGGCTATTGGTTTACAACGGACCGCACCTAATTCTGGGGGGTACCATTGTACGCCAGTTTGACATCTTGCAGTTAGGGTGTGAAAATGCGTATGCCGATTTGGCGTGTCCGACATCCCGTTTTTCGTTTGAAGTATCGGACGTGTTATGTGACTGTCCTATGTCGTTCGAAATAATAAATACGAGCGATGACAACAATCGCAGTGCTTGCACAGACGCTTTTTACCGACGCGTTGTTTTCGAAGATTCTGGGGATCTTTTAGATACGGTCGACGACTCGAATAGCGAACGTCATGTGGAGGTGGACCTTAGAGCGGAGGAAAGCTCGCGGGGTGACCCTCGTGACGTCGACGTCCTCAGTTCAGGAGAGCCAGAAAAGAAAAGTGTTCTTAGGAATAGAAATCTAATGTGTTTGTTCTTGCTAGTACTGTTACTGGCCGGAGCGACCATTTACGTGTATCCTAATCTTTCACGTTTTGGCGTGTCTTAGCTAAGCTATGTTCGTCGTTAGTTGTTAAGAAGAATTTTTGTTGCACACGTATTGTTAATGGATTGCATATTGAGAGCTTTTCTACCTTTTGGCTTCGCCCTTGTGATTTGTTTCTTTATCGCTGTTGCCGCTTACTTTTTCGCATTTTTTGTTAAGAACACGCACTCTCAAGATACCGACGTCGACATTCGTCAAGAAGATTTAGCGGGGTGAGTGCAGTTGTGTGAATAATGGTAGTTTTCGGGGTTGACTTTGGCACTACGTTTTCTAGCGTATGTGTGTTTAACTCCGGGAGACTGCACGTATTCAAACAACAGAACTCCGCTTATATTCCAACATGTCTGTTTTTATACTCCGACACTATGGCGATGAGTTTCGGTTACGATGCGGAGACAGCTAGCTTGGATCCAAATGTGAAAGGAGGTTTCTTCCGAGATCTCAAACGCTGGGTCGGTTGTGACGAGACGAATATAGAGGAGTATAAATCTAAACTTAAACCGCACTACAGTGTGACCCTATCCAACTTTGGGAAAGGAAGTAGGAAGATACCTACCCTGGGATCTTATTCGGGTTCGGTCCAGATGAGTGGAAGTCTGAGCGGACTAATAGCTTTGTTTATACAAGCTCTAGTGAAATCTGCTGCTATTGAGTTCAAGTGCGAATGCACGGAGTTGATCGTTTCAGTGCCGGCGAACTGCGATTGTATGCAAAGGCTCTTTACCGAAAACTGCGTCAACTTGAGTGGTTTCACTTGCGTTCATATGATGAATGAACCTTCTGCGGCTGCTTTATCAACTTGCGGTCGGACAGACATGTCCGCACGTAACTTGTTAGTTTATGACTTTGGGGGTGGAACCTTTGACGTATCGGTGTTGTCGTCGTTGAACCAAACGTTTACCGTTAGAGCTTCCGGGGGAGATATGAACTTGGGAGGTAGAGACGTAGATAGGGCCTTCAAAGCAAAAATATATCAAATGGCTAATCTTCCTTTCGATGAAGAGGCGGATATTTCGAGCTTAAAAGAGTCGCTATCCAAGATAGATTATCCAATAACCTACACCGTCAAGACTAAGGACGGTGAATCAAAAACCGTTGTGGTTAGCCGCGGGCTGTTAGCTGAAGTTATTGTGCCATTTGTGGACAGAACAATAAAGGTGATGAAGAGGGTGTTTGAACTGTATGTTAAAAACATGAACCTTAAAGCACAGGACGCTAAAGCGTCGTTAGTGTTGGTTGGAGGGTCTTCTTACCTGCCAGGTCTTAAGTCGCTGTTGCAATCCGTTGATTTCGTTTCGGAGTGCATCGACTTACCTGATCCAAGGGCCGCTGTCGCAGCCGGGTGCGCTCTGTACTCATCCTGCTTATCTTCTGAGTCGCCAATGTTATTGGTTGATTGTGCTTCTCATAACTTAAGCATTCCGAATTACGTTGGTGAAAGTATTGTTCTTGTGCCGGCCGGTGCTCCCGTTCCGTTTGTAGGAACCAGAGACATCAACTTAGCCTCCTGTGTCGGTAGTGGTTCATATAGTCCTGTGCTATTCGAAGGTGACCGCACCAAATGTTTCTACAATAAGAAAGTGTTTTCGGGAACGGTTCCGTTGAAAGACCTAGGTGTTACTGGTGATACTCCTCGGACGATAAGAGTCACACTCGCTACTGAAGTATCCAGTGTAGGGACCGTAAAGTTTACCATTACAGGTCTTTCAGCAAAGAAAGTGTTTGTTGGTGGAGTTCCCGCTTACGACTTCTCGAAAGAAAGTGTGAGTATACGGAGTATCACAGAATTACATACGGACAACCAAAATAGAGTACTTCTCGCTCTTACGCTAACGAAGACTCGCGAAGCTAGACAAAAGTTTAGTTACAGTGAGAAGCAGCACCTTGACTCTCTAAGCGGTAACTTAGATACAGAAAAAGAATCTAAAAAATTTAACGGTTACAATGAGCAGACGGCCGACGTTTGCAGGATACTCTTGGGGAAGTCTGTTCAAAAGACATTACGGGGAGCCAGAGTGGAAGAGTTATCTTACCGAAACATCTATGAAGTACAAACCCTTAAAATCTGAGTCCATAACCTTCTACGATGGGTCGTCGTTAACTAGTGCTGAACTAAGGCCTGCGCGGTCTGGTACTGCTGAATATGAAATAGCTTTGCTGATATTTAGCGATAGTATCACTAAATGGTCTGAAAAACTAGAGAGGAGCATTTACAGAGGACTAAACCAGATTAATAATCACAGCATATACGCTGAAACGGAGTTAGAAGTCACCGACGTCAAAACAATCGGCTGCAAATTTACTATATCAGCCGTGGAGTCTTTTATGGGAGGTAGGGCGTCGGCAGCCCAAGTCGAGCACTGTTGGTCCTTATCCAACTCTTGTGGTGAGTTGATAAACCCTAACGACACCGCCAGGTTTATACAACTAGTGTTTAAAGACAAAGCGGTTACTGAACAAGCTCAAGTCAATACCAGCGGATCAGTTTCCGACTATTTGGTGTATTGTCTTCAGTTGTACGACAACAGTAAAAAGAAATCAAACGCGGGGAGAACACAACTTATGGAAAGCTACGTGTCCTTCATCAGAGACTTCTTTCAGCACTCTGACTTGTACTACCGAAGTCCTCTAGATAACCCTCTACTGACAGGAGTTTTGTACGATTTGTGCATAGAACACAATGTACTGCGCGGTTCGTACTTGAAGAATCTGGACAATTTCAGGTTGTTCAAGCAGACATACCTACCGATGATCGATGATATTTTTGACTACTCCTGGGAACTATACGCACCCGACGAAAGGTTGCTATTTCCCATAGACCCGTACGAGATAATTAAAGAAGTTCCTACGATGAGTGTTATTGACGCGAACGTAGTTTTGTCCAATAAACTAGTTTACTTAGACTCTTATCTTGAAAACAACTCGATTCTGGCACTGGAAAAGAAAATTATATCAATCCTTTGTAGAGATAACGAAGGAATTGACGAAGGCGCCTTATGGGCTGCTTTCTTTTGCTACTACGGGACTTATAGGACTGCTCGGCAACGAGTCGTAAAACGTCCAGACACCTACGAACTAGACGGAATATTTAGTAAGCCGATTGTTATGAGTGGCGTCGAACTGTTCTTTGACGAATTACAGAAACGAGTCCCTGACGTGTCGCTACGCCGACGCTTTAACGGAGCTAAAGCGGGAGAAGCTATAACTGTCTTTAAGAAACTAGGGATATCCTTCCCACCTATAACAAGGTTGAACGCGCCTAGTAAGTACTCGTATTTGAATATTGATTACTTCAAGCAAGCGAATAGCCTGGGTCTGACCGAGCCAGAGAAAATCATCCTGTGTAATATAGCTAAAGATGTTGATATGATGTGTGCTCAAAGGATCTCTTCTGTAAAAGCAAAACCGATCGCCCAGCGAAACGGTGAGGCTATTAACTCAGCTAAGATACGAACTTTACCAACAAACACGCTCGTGCGAGCCTTGGAAAAATGCCTCCTCAACCAGGCGCCGAGTTGGTGGAACACAACGCTAACAAATCTTCGTTAGAGGTGTTTAGTTCGGAAACTAGAGAGAAGGTGGGAAAATTTTTTAACAACTTCGATCATAAAACGTTCAAACAAGTTAATCCGAACTTGCTAAACGAAGATGAGCTTAGAGAAGTTCTAGGCAAACTCAAGACTGAACTCAAAACTAACTTGAAAGCCTTGGACGAAGACATTTACCACCACGTTGCGTTCTTTCTTCTGCGAGCGTCGGTGGTTTCTACCAGCCCTAAAGTGGAATACAAAGGTAGTTACAGCTACAGTATTGATCAACGGAAATACACGGTTAATGACGCGTGGATCTTCCCGCAAGTAAAAATTTTAGCGAGTAAACATAACAAACCAAATGGTTTAAGGGCTTTTTGCGCCTCTTTAGAAGGAATGTACCTTTCTGTAGCTCGACTGGGCCCGGACGCGTTCGGCACTAGGTCCGTTGGGAAGCGTGGTGCGCCTTCAGGAAGCGAGTATTTAGGCGCCGATTTTCTGACCTCAACGTGTCCGTTAATGTCCGACCACGATCGTGCTGTAGCTTTGAGTGCATCTAGAAACGCACTCGACCGATCTGCGGCGTCTCAAATTGATAAAAAGATGGTTAGTTTGTACGACTTCGGTAAGGTAGTGTATACCTAGCAGCTTGCTTCTACCTGACACAGTTAAGAAGCGGCATAAATCGAAGCCAAACCCTAAATTTTGCAACTCGATCAATTGTAACCTAGAGCGAAGTGCAATCAATGGCTGGTGGAAATGATGAGGGATCAGACGATTCGAGCGCGAGTCAAACGATGACGGCGAAAGACATGATCTTCGCGCCTTTCGAAAATTTCGCTCGCGCGAGCGCGACTTGTTTGAATGGTGAAAACAAGAAGAAGTTGTTCGAGGAATTTTCTGTGAGAGTGAAGACTCAGGATGTCACTGAATCCGGCATTCCCACAACTTTGGGAATGACGCTGTACGCCCTAGCTACCTTAAGCACTTCCTCTAAAATCGATATTGAGGATAAGACACCGTTAGTGAGCGCTAAGATAGATGCGGTCAACGTGACGATAACTTACGAAGACATTAAGAACTTCGTAAACTCCTTGACGTTGCTTAAGAACTATAAGAATAAACTCCGAGTCTTCGCTCGCACTTTTGAGGAGGAGTACCTACGCTTTGTGAGGCAATACAAACACATCCTCCCGAATATCGCAAGAGCGAACAAACACGGTATTCCCGCTGATTACTCGTATTTAGCAGCTGACTTCGTCCAAACTAGCAACTTATTGAAAGAGCACGAACAGGCAGTACTTCTGGAAGGTAGAAACGCTGCTACAGCATCTTCCGGCACCACTAGGGAGTCTGCGGTCAACCTAAAATATCTTGGGGGATCGTCTAAATGAACGTAATAGAATCTCTACAATTCGTGACCCCAGTTCATGAGAAATACGCCTTGGTCCTCGTCACAGATCAAGACGCTTTTATCTTCGAGCACCTAGGGGTTCAACACAGTTCACCATACCCGGTGCTATGGTACCACGGAGAAGGTGCTATGGCTGATGGTAGCGTCATTAGTTTCACTTATAAAGAGTTACAAGATGTTCTGAACAGTTTACTTCAGTACAGGACGAGAATGCTGAGAGTAAGGAAAACCACTAGCTCCAGCTTAGAGTTAATCAACGTTCGAGCTACCAACGCAGTCGTGTCTATATTCAGGTGCAATGCCCCGACCTTGATCTTCGTGACGAGTAAAGGCCCGGAGGAAAGTATGGACGCAGTTCTGTATAATGGTATAATCGGAACGCCCAGCGTTGACCCGACGCATTTGCTATCGTCCATCGTTGAATCGTACGGAAATATAACTCACTTTGCAATCGAGTAACCATGAAGCTGTTGCTAAGTGACTCCTACTACTACGACTCTATAAACTTGGCTAACAAGTGCTTGAATGAACTAAACAATAAGAGCGTACCACTAGAAAGTTGTATCGCTTCATACAATGAGCTGTTGATTAAAGTCATGGCGCAAAGTCAGTCTGACGCTATCAGGAAAAATGAAAAGAATGAAAACTTGTTCCCGGACTTGTCCGTCATGACAACTGACCTTGAGCTCATGGTGAGAGACATCAGGCAACTCATCAGAGCCGAGATCAACAAAGAATTTAACTGCTCTAGCAATCAGGATGTCGTGAAGATGATAATCAGAAACTACATCAATACGCACCCGTCGAACAGTCGGGAGCGGCCCGTGACTTTCGAACAAATACAATCGTTCAGTATGCGCGGAGTCATAAAGACTAGTCTACAGAACTTGTCTTATAAGTACAAGTTCGAAGTCACCATCAACTATTTCAAATGCAACGCCCTTCTTGATGTCAAGATGGGCGTTTCTGTTAAAACTTTCGTGGAGAACTATCTGGGCGAAAACCTAGAAAGCTTTCTGTGAATCCTCGAAGACAATTATTTGACTCGAGGTCGTTCACACTACTATCTATTATTAAGTCTTAAATAAAGTATGTGTGTTATTTACTAAGACCCCGTGGAAGGCTTTCTCCCTCGGTTATGTTAAGCCCTCACAGAGCGAGAACGTTGGCAAGAGCCAATTAGTGTGTGTGTAGTATAATTAAATATTTTAAATAATCCCGTGGTTTCCCACGAAGAAAAATAAAATAAAAAATAAAAACC